CTTCTAGTAGAAGTAAAGATGGTTCTGGTTATGATTCGGGTGAAGAAGACCCCTATCACTCAGGTAACTACATGATTACGGCTGTTCGACATATTATTGACTTTGCTGGAAAATATGAAACTATACTTGAAGTTGTAAAAGATAGTTATGGTGCATCAGTAAATGTGTACGAAAATTCTGGAGATATGGAAAAAGCAATAAAGGGTGATGTATAATGACAGATTTTAAAAATAGAATTGGGCATGATAATTTTGTTTGGTGGATTGGTGTTGTAGAAGATAATGTGGATCCTTTAAACGTTGGACGTTGTAAAGTTAGAATTTTTGGTTCTCACACGGATAACTTACAAGAAATTCCAACAGCGGAGTTGCCTTGGACAACGCCATTGTATCCAGTTAATGATTCTAGGACATTTTCCACACCAATGGAAGGTGATTATGTTTTCGGTTTCTTTATGGACGGATTATCATCACAAGCGCCAGCAATGATGGGCGTATTTCCTTCTATACCACAACAAGATGTTGATGCTGTTGCAGGAAAAGGCTTCTACGCAAAAGCTAAATTTACAAATTCTGACATAAAAGAAACTGATGCGGTAAAACCTGTTGTATATACTGATACTCCTGCAATGAAACCGGTACGTGTTGGTGTGTCAACAGCTCCAGCCACATCTTATACATATAAAGGTACAGGAATTGAAAAGTCGGACAATTCACGGGCACACGTTTGTGACATTCCAGGTGTAATAAAATATCAGGCAGCAATTGAGGCATTAAAAAATTCTACAATTTTTCAAGGAATACGAAACGGAATTGAAGCCCTCATGTCTGCCACGGCATCATCACCAATAACAACAGGAATAATATCGGCTATTAAAGTTTTACGTGGTATTTTAAGAACAATTAACGAATTACTAGACTTTATTAATAATGTTTTAAAAGTGATAGCAGAATTTATAGCAAAAGTGCAACGAACGATTGCGTGGTTTTTAAGCCTACCAGCCAGATTACTCCAACAATTTCGTGATTGTTTAGCTAGTTTATATGCCGCTTTAGCTGGGGTGTTCACATCCGCTATAGATGCGACAACTGGCGCTTTCTCACAACTTATAACAGAAGGAACTGGACTAATTTCAGATGTTACAAAAACTGTATCTGGTGTAACATCAACACTCGCTAATGCCTCTACCTTAGTATCTACGGCAGAGAAAACCTTGGATCCGAAATCTTATTCCGGAAGAATTTAAATATGGCAACACAAGCACAACTAGACCAACAAATTTTAGACACAAAACCTGATGACTATTCATGGAATGAACCTCCATCAGATTGGAATGCTTCTCCTCCACTGAATAAAGTAATTGGTACAGAGTCTGGACACTTTATCGAACTTGATGATACACCAGAATATGAAAGAGTGCGTATTCAACATAGGACTGGTACATTTACCGAAATACAAGCAAATGGTCAACAAATCATCAAAATTTTAGGTGATAAGTATGAAATCATAGCAAATAATAACAATGTTCTTATTAAAGGTATCTGCAACATTACGATAAATGGGGACTCTGTTGTACATGTATTAGGTGACGCATACAGCAAAGTTGAAGGTGATTCATATCAACAAGTGAATGGTAAAACAAGAGTAAATTCAACAGATAAAGTTGAAATCACATCAGGCGGAGACATTTCGCTTTTTGCAGGTGCCGCAACAGGCGCAATCACACTAAGAGCCGCAGAAGCTGTTAATATACAGAGTGATTTGAATGTTTCGGGATCAATTATTTCGAAACAATCAGTTTCAGCGGTCGAAAACATAACGGCAGGTATGAAACTTGGTTCAAATCTTGGTATCGATACTCTTGGACCAATATTTGGAGCAGTAAGTCTTTGGACACCACTCACACAAGGTGCTATGGTGAGAGATACTTTGGGTACAATGATGACTATGCGAATGCAGTACAATTCACATATACATAAAGCACCAAAGGGACCAACGTCCACACCTTTACGTAAAATGTTATAATGGAGATTTGAATGGCAGGAGCTAACGTATTTAACAGATTAAGTTTTAGTTTTGATACAAGTAAATTCGGTGACGCAATTTACTTGAGTCAAGACACAAAAAACTTTCTAAACACACAACCGATATCGCTTGAAACATGGCAAAAAAATGATTTAGCCAATGGCACAATTATTGCAACAAATTACTACAAGAATCCGTTGCTGAATGTGTGTAATGAACTTCAATCAAGTACACAGAATTTATACAACCTAATGCTGACGATTGTTTCATATGATACAGCTAATGGAGCAGGCCTGCAATCATCAGCAAACACACTTTTATCGGAAATCCCCCTATTCAATCAACACACCTCAAATATCGCTGGAGTGACAAAAGCTGAAGCCACCGTACCAGAAAACGGTTCTCCTGTGGTCGAATATCCAGACTATGATACTGCCGTACAGGTAGGTCAAAACTTGTTGATGTTATTGAATAACACCGATGGTATTCAAGATTCAACTCCGTTACTTGGAAGTATGACAAGTTTATTCATGGAGAGTGATATCACCGCAAATACCGTAATTATTACAGGTGACTATACAACACTCAATTCTTCCATCTATTTGGATGGTACTGGAAATTTGGCATCAAATATATCTACCACGCAAGCAAATTCGATAATTTTACACTTACAAACTGCTAGTGGAATGTTAAGCACACGAAGATTGCATGATTGGAACTTTTATCAACAGGGTCTAATATTACTCGAAGATTCAAATAAAATTGATAATTTGGAAAATGTTGGAAATACACAACTGTATCTGATTAACAATCTCATAGGAACAGACAGTTATAAGCAAAAACTTTCATCCAATACTGCGAATACTAATACTTCCTAAAATTCGAAAATTTCGTTCCGGCCCTAGAATTTTTTCGAGCAAGTCCTTGGTTTTGAAAAAGTCATTTTACTCCTACGATAAATAATAAAATGGTACAGACACTTAAAAAATTATATTCAGATATAGATTTCAATTTTACTAGAACTCCTGGTAGAAATGATATCGCCTTGAGTTATGATGAAATGGCAGTCATACGTTCCGTGCGTTATCTTTTGTTGACCAAGAACTATGAAAGACCATTCCAACCAAACATTGGTAGTAGAATTGAACAGTTGTTGTTCGAACCTGTTAGCTTTCTAACAGCACAAGATTTAAAGACTGAAATCGAAACAACTCTAACCAATCACGAACCCAGAGTTAGATTGGTTCAGATCACTATTGATGAACAGATCGACAACAATTCGTACAGTGTTGGAATAGAGTTTTTTATTGGAAATAATGTACAACCAACAGCAATCAATTTAATTCTTGAGAGAACACGATAATGGCAACAGCTAATTCAGGTCTACAAATAACAAACCTTGACTTTGGTGGTATCAAAGCAAGTTTAAAGGATTTTCTATCACAACAAGACACACTCAAAGACTATAACTTTGATGGTTCAGCACTCTCTGTGCTTGTTGACCTATTGGCATACAATACACAATACAATGCATACTATCTAAACATGGTTGCAAATGAAATGTTCTTAGACTCAGCTATTCAGCGTGGTTCGGTTGTTTCACATGCAAAACTATTAAATTACATTCCACAATCAGCAGTTGCACCAAAGGCTACAGTTCATATTACAGTAAACGGCGTAACAACATCAACACTTACATTACCAAAGTTCGCACCTTTCATCTCTGAAGCAATCGATGATGTGAATTATACATTCCTTACAACAGACTCAACAACAGTAAACGTAACTTCAAATACTGCAACATTTACCGACATTGTTATTTCACAGGGTATTGCATCTTCATACAATTTCACATACAACAGCACAACGAATCCAAAACAATTATTTGAAATACCAGACTCTGCTATTGACACATCTACATTAATTGTTTCTGTGCAAGAATCTTCTTCAAACACTGCATCAGTAACATATAACCTTTCAACAAACTACATCAATTTAACACCATCAAGCACTGTATACTTCTTAGAAGAAGGAATGAATGGAAAATATAACATTTATTTTGGTGACGGACTATTAGGAAAATCTCTCGTAAACGGAAACATCGTTAATCTCACATACATTACAACATCTGGCACCTCAGCCTTTGGTGCAAACTCTTTCACATCTATGTCCAATATTGGTGGTTTTTCCAATACTGTTGTAACATCTATTTCATCAGCAACAAATGGTTCAGACAAAGAAACAATAGATTCAATTAAATATACTGCGCCCAAGGCATATGCCGCACAAGGTCGTGCAGTCACAAAAGAAGATTATATTTATCTAATTCAAAACAATTCTACCAATTTACCAATTGATTCCGTATCTG